AGGTGAACAGTACATGTATTGCCCCGTGTGCTTAACAGGCGATAGTCGAGTGATTGAAACTACTAAACTTCAAGATATGGTCTTGCGCTATCGTGAATGCAAAAGTTGTAAACATCGATTTTTCACAAAAGAAATTGATACTACACCCGAAGAGGGCAGAATCTTATTCAATTTTAGAAAAAAACAGAGGGCGGAAAAAGTAAACGAAAGGAAAGAACAATGAAGAAAAGAATAATTGTTTGTGCGGCAGTTATTGTCATAATTTCGGCATTGATTAGTGGTTGTGAATCTGAGGAAACACGAAGTAATAAGATGTTTGAATGTGTAGGATATAATAATGAAGTCAATGCAAAAATTGTGTATGATACTGAAACAAAAGTTATGTATGCATTTACGAGTGACCGCTGCATGTCTTTACTTGTTGACGAAAATGGTGCTCCAAAACTTTGGAAAGGGAGTTCAAAAAAATGATTGACTACTCAAAAACAAAAAACTATCTGAGTGAAAAAAATCGAATGACGAAATCAATTGAAAATGGTGCTTGTCGCATTGCGTGTATTAATTGTCCATTAAGCAGGTATAATAATGGTAAAAATATGCATTGCACTGTATTAGAATTACAGCATCCTGAAATATCTGTTAAAATTGTTCAGGAGTGGAGCAACACCCACCCGAAAGAAACATACTTATCTGAATTTTTACGCCATTATCCAAATGCTCGAATGGATGAGTTTGGAACGCCTAAAGGTGTATGTCCTCATCACTTAGGACTAAAAGATATTCCATGCAAAAATGGATGTAGTGCATGCTGGAATCAGAGTATTGACTAATAATTCTTGCTCTTTTACAAAGTCAAGAAATCAAATAATACAATTGCAAATTTAAAATGAAAGGAGATGCTAAAATGCCACGGGCAAGAGTTGTTAGCAGAACTATTTCAGTGACAAGATGCGAAGTTGTAGTTGTAAATATGAAAGATTATACAACGCAGACAATTTTCGTTGAAATTGCTGGAAAGTTCACAAATGAAAAAACTCTTAAAAAGCGCATAGAACATAAGATAGGGAATACAATCATTAAATATCTTGCGCTGAAAGGGTACACAGAAATTAAAAGGTGTTATGAAATGCCAGAACAGGAATTTATCGAAAAAGCAACGATAAAAGAAGAATAATAAAGGAGATATTAACATGACAAATTACGCAACATCTATTACTGAAAGTAGCAAGGAACTCAGTACAAGAGAAAAAATCAAGCTGAAAGATTTGACCTCAGCAATTGCAATTGACAAGGTGGTCGATCCTGAAAAGCCGCTTGTTATTGCACCTGATTTTTACGCAAGCATCAGCATTCACAACGAAAAACTCCCCGAAAATGAACAGGACTATAAAACAATGGTTATCGTTGACAAGTCGGGTACAAAATATTACACGGGTTCAGACAGCGCTATTTCTTCATTTGTTGATATTTTTGACGAAATGATTGATACAGCAGAGCCATTTGAAATCGAATTTTACAAGAAAGAAAGCAAGAACTACAGCGGAAAGCATTTCATCACTTGCTCGTTAGTATAAGTGATGAAATAATTACAAAAGCCCCGGGCATTAGGTTGACGGGGCTTTAATTCTCAAAGGTTGGTGAATATGGTGAAAAAGAAAAAAACATTAAATCAACTTGAATACGAAAAAGCACTTAAAAATTTAAAACGAAGAATTAAAGCGGCTGAAAAAAGGGGATTTAGATTTGATAAATCGGAAATATTACCGTCTGAAAAGCCGAAACGAATCACAAAAAAGCGAATTGAAAGCATAAAAAAATTAAATATTTATTCACAAAAAGGGACTACATATTTAGACGATGAAAGCGGAAAAGTTGTTAGCGGTAAAGTTGGACAAGCTCTTGAACGGAAAGCAAGAGCGAAAAAAGCCGCACAGACACGAAAAGCAAGAAAAGAACACAAGCAACAAAAAACACCTTTACCAATTGACACTAAAGAATATACGCCGACTTATTCAGCTATTGCAAGTGTTGAAAATAAACTTGATGAAATTATTAATGTTGAAGATTGGCAATATTTGCACAAGAGAATTACGGGTGGCGAAAACTCAGCAATAAAACTGAAAGAAATTTTTGAACGAACAAAACAAGCCTACGCTAATGTACTTGCTTTAAGTGATTTTGAAAAATACTTGGAACAAAACGCGGATGTTATCAACAATGCTTTAGATGTCGTCATGTATGCAAGTGCACAAGATGAATTGCGAGATTATACAAGTAGTTATAGCAAGCTGGCAATGATTTTCAACGGTGGCGAAATTCCCAGCCAACAAGACATGATGCGAAGTGATTAGAAATGAAAGCAAGAAAATTTAAAATCTATGCGGTTGATTTTGAAACAACTGTTTTTAAGGGTCAGACTTTTACCGAAGTTTGGTCGGCTTGTTTCTGCGAGTTGTATAAAAAAGATATCAAAATATTGCATAGCATTCAAGATTTCTTCAATTATTTTTTTAGTTTAAATGAAAACATTAAAATGTATTTTCATAACTTAAAATTTGACGGTAGTTTCATTTTATCGTATTTGCTCAAAGATTTGAAATATGAACAAGCATACGAAAAGATGAATGCTGACGGGTCACTTGTACGCTGGCTTGAAACAAAGGATATGAAAAATAATTCAATTAAATACAGCATAAGCGAAATGGGGCAATGGTATTATATCATTGTCAAGAAAAATAATAAAATTATTGAAATTCGTGACAGCTTGAAATTATTACCATTCAGCCTTGAATCAATCGGTAAATCATTTGATACAGAGCATAAAAAATTGAAAATGAAATATGAGGGTTATCGCTATGCTGGTTGCGAGATCACCCCCGAAGAACAAGAATATATTAAAAATGATGTTCTTGTTCTTAAAGAGGCACTTGAAATTATGTTCGATGAAAAACATGATAGTTTGACGATCGGGAGTTGTTGCTTAAATGAATATAAAACTATAATGACGAAGCCCTTAATTGAGCGCTTATATCCTAACATAGCTGAATATACTCTGAATGTTCCATTAGAATTTAAAAACGCAGATGAATATGTGCGAAAATCGTATAAAGGTGGGTGGTGTTATTTAAAAAAAGGGTGCGAAAATAAAATCTACAACAATGGAACAACAGCAGATGTCAACAGCTTATACCCGTCTGTCATGCATAGCGAAAGCGGAAATTATTATCCAGTGGGATTGCCAACATTTTGGAGTGGGAATTATATTCCTGAAATTGCAAAGGAAAAATATTATTTTATTCGTATTAAAACACGGTTTTATTTAAAAAAGGGCTTTTTACCTTGCATTCAGATTAAAAATACTTTTCGCTATAAAAGTACTGAATGGCTTGAAACATCTGATTTTTACGATAAAAAAACAAACAAATATTATAAAAAATATTTAGACATAAACGGAAATGAACAAAATACGCAAGTTATATTAACATTAACTATGACCGATTTTGAATTAATCAAAGATCATTACAATTTGATAGATTTTGAAATACTTGACGGTTGCTATTTTGATAAAGAAATTGGGTTATTTGACGAATATATAAATAAATATAAAAAAATAAAATTAAGCAGTAAAGGAGCGAAAAAAACATTGGCAAAATTATACCTTAATAATTTGTACGGCAAAACAGCAACAAATACCGATAGTTCATTTAAAGTTGCATATATTAAAGATGATTTGTCGCTCGGGTTTTATGGCGTTTATGCGTGTGACAAAAAGCCGTTCTATATTCCTGTGGGTTCTGCGATTACTTCATATGCGAGAAATTTTACTATCCGTGCCGCGCAAAAAAATTATAGCAATTTCATATATGCCGACACTGATAGCATACACTGTAATTGCAGCCCTAATGAAATTAAAGGAATAACGGTTGACGACAAAAATTTTCTTTGCTGGAAACTTGAAAGCTGCTGGAATAGAGGTTTATTTGTTCGGCAGAAAACATATATAGAACGCATTACGGCAGAAAATTTGAAACCGATTGACAAGCCTTTCTATAATGTAAAATGCGCTGGCATGCCCGAGCAGTGCAAGACATTATTTTTAAAATCAATAGGCGCAGATGTTGATATTTCTAATCTTAATATTAACGATGATGCACAAGAATTTTTAAAGAAAAAACGCACAATAAAGGATTTTAAAGTCGGATTGAGCGTTCCTCTTAAATTGCGCCCAGTACAAATTAATGGGGGTGTTGTGCTGACTGAAACATTTTATACTATGACATGAAAAATTAAAAAGCACTTGCAAATTGCAAGTGCTTTTTGTATTATCGAATCATTTTTAAAAATTAAAGCGGTGTGTAAAGCCGACAGAGAAACGGCTGAAATCAATCAGTACAACCCGTCTTTCACATTAATTTTATAAAAATGTGATAATCAATAAGATAGCGTGGATAAAATACATTCTTTACACAGCAAATTTTTGAAACGAAAACACCCGTTATCAAAATAATAGCGTAAATTTGAAATGAATAAATCATTTTTCTTAATCATTACATAATTTATTCTTAAATCCTCGGTTGTAACAGCAAGCTTAAGCGGATACGAAACATCGGCAACATCGGAACAATAAATAATGCCTTCTTCTGCAAATTCAAAAACGCCGAAATTTTTATTTTTAAAGCGTATAGTACACAAATATTTTGACTTTCCTTTTGGATAATCAATAAAAGCCGTGTTATCATTTAGATATGATTTCTGCGACGCATATTTCACATAATCAGCATGTTGAAAAGCCTGATTAAATGCAGAAGTTTCAAGCGCTTTAGATGCCGATGCATTGTAACCCTGTTCCAACACAAAGCCATTACCTTTTAAAAAATTAGTATTTTCACGCAATCGGGTTGATACTCCCAGAGCTACAAAGTACGGGTTTAATAAGCTAACATTATTCGATAACATGAAAATTGGTAAATAACGACATTGCTTGCCCTCTCCACGAGCAAGGGAAGTGTGCACGCTGATTAATTTATTCAGTTCATTTGAGGCGTAGTGATTTGTTTCGGATTGAAATTCATCAAATAACATTCTTTGCGCATCATTCATCAAATGTGAATATTTTTTGATTTGGTCTGCACAGTTTAAAGCTATTGCATAGCCGCACACTTCACTTTTTGCATCACCATTTTTTGATAATAATAAATCGTAGTACATTCCGCCAGCTTTAGATTTAGCTGTCATATTGTACTCAGTAAAAAACAAAGATTTTACACCGTTAAAAAATTTTTCCGCAATGCTATCGAGTTCATATTTAAATCGGTAAATTAGCACAAATTTTTCGCCATAGTTTAAAAAGCGTTTTACAAAATACCTATTAAAAAAGGTAGTTTTACCCGCGCTACGATTAGAAGTACACAAATAAATTTCAGGCTTATTTCCGTTAATGTCACGCATTGAAAGTAGTTTGGTGCCGTCATAAAAGGTACTCAATTGTACTGTTTCACCTCGATTTATTTAATCTATAATTTAATTATAAAGGGGTGTTGTAAAAAAGTCAATACCCTTTTATAATATAATAAAAGGTGGTGATTTAATTGATTTTTTTGTACATTGTGCCGTTTGTTTTAATCTGCTTTGATTTTCTTACTGGATTTATTAAATCGATTTATAACAAGAAACTTGACAGCACTGTGCTGCGCAAAGGACTGTTTCACAAGCTGGCGGAATTACTTGCCCTTATCGGGTGCGGTGGTATTGATTATGGTATTAATTTTATTGATTTGCCGTTTGATTTCCCAATACTTCCGTCAGTTGCACTTTACATTTGCATTATGGAGATTATAAGTTGTTTTGAAAATTTGTGTGAAGTGAATCCAGCGTTGAACAACTTTTTTGCTCCGTATTTGCAAAAGTTAAAAAATGAAACGGAGGACAAAGAAAATGACACACGGAATTGATGTTTCAGCATGGCAGGGCAAGATAGATTTTAACAAAGTTAAAAAATCAGGTTATGAATTTGTAATAATTAAAGCTGGCGGAAATGACGACGGTTATTATATTGACCGATATTTTGAAACAAATTATACAAAAGCTAAAAAAGCTGGGTTAAAAGTCGGCGCTTATTATTTCGTTAATCGTGATTTTTCTTCAACAAATGCACAAAAACTTGCAGAGGTTTTTTACAATATTGTAAAAAATAAAACTTTTGATTTGCCGTTGTTTATTGACGTTGAAACAACTCCGCCAAGCGCAAACGTAAGCGTAACAACTGGAATCAACATTTTTTGTTCATATTTACGCACAAAGGGTTATAAATCTGGTGTATATGCGTCCGCTGTTAGCGGATTTGTTGACCGCATTGACACGAGATATTTGAATCCATGTATATACAAATGGGTTGCAAGTTACAGCTATAAGCCCACCGATGTCGGAAAAAATAACGGCTATTGCATTTGGCAGAAATCATCAACGGGAAAAGTTAATGGAATCAATGGAAGTGTTGACATTAATGAATGTTATGTTGATTTTAAATCAGCTACAAACACTAATAACAAAACATTGACAATTGACGATATCCACAATAAATATTATGAAATATATAAGCGTTACGCAAGCGATGTAATTAGCGGAAAATACGGGAATGGAACAGAGCGCAAAAACAAACTTGTTTCACTTAATATTGATTATAATTATTGTCAATCGATTGTGAATGAAATTATTAATAAATCAGCTAAAACAGCAAAAGCAACAGCAAAAACAAAATATAACAAAATTGCAAACGATATTATAAGCGGTAAATATGGCAATGGCGAAAAACGCTTTACTAATTTAAAAAATGCCAACTTTGATTATACCTACGCTCAAATGTTGGTAAATAATATAATGAAAGGTTGATAATATGACACTTGAAGAATTTATCACAATTGTTCACGACTTCATCGGTGACGACACCTCAGAAAGAGCGCTTAAATTTGTTGACGATGTAACAAATGCATTTAATTCGGCAGTGGGTAGCACTTCTTCTGATAACGAGGACTGGCACAAGAAATACGATGAATTAAATGAATCGTGGCGCAAGAAGTACATGCACCGTTTTTTCAATGGTGATGTAAATTTTGACACGAACGATGCAGATGAAGAGGAAATCCGTGAAACAACCGCAGAAACAATCACAACAGAAGATTTATTCGATAAGGAGGAAGAATAATGCCTACAATTCCAAAAACACAGACACTTAATGCATCAAGTGTTGACATTCTGAATGCAATCAGAAATTCAGCGAGCACAAATTATCGCGATTTTGTTCCCATGGCAAAGAGCACACCCGAAAGCATTCGCAGCATTGGTGAAATCATTATGCAGTACACGCCGTTGCAAAATGAATTTTTGAATGCTCTTGTAAATCGTATTGCAAGGGTTATAATTACATCAAAGATGTACTCGAATCCGCTTTCAATGTTCAAAAAGGGTCTTATTGATTTTGGTGAAACAATTGAAGAGATTTTCGTTAACATTGCTAAGCCTCATCAGTACGATGTTGAAGAAAGTGAAAGCAAAGTTTTCGCAAGGGAAATTCCCGATGTGAGGGCAGCGTTCCATACTCTGAATTACAAGAAATTCTACAAGCAGACAATTCAGAATAAGGACTTGAATCAGGCTTTCTTGTCATGGGACGGCATTACTGATTTAATTTCAAAAATCGTGAACGCCATGTACACGGCGGCAAATTACGATGAATTTGTAACAACAAAGTATATGTTGGCTAAAGCTATTCTGGACGGAAGACTTTCAGCTATTACAGTTGATGCAAATGACGCAAAGGGCGCAGTTACGAAAATTAAAGGTGTGTCAAATGCTTTGACATTCATGTCAAGCAACTATAATGTTGCTGGCGTTCAGACTTTCACGGACAAAGACGACCAGTATTTACTTGTCAATTCACAGTTTGACAGCGAAATTGATGTTGAGGTTTTGGCATCAGCTTTCAACATGTCAAAAGCTGAGTTCATGGGACACAGAATTTTGATTGACGGTTTCGGAACTCTTGATGTCGCAAGACTGAATGCTCTTTTCAAAGACGATCCGAACTATGTAGAGCTCTCACAGGACACGCTCACGGCGCTTAATGCTATCCCTGCCGTGCTTGTTGACAAAAATTTCTTTATGATTTTTGATAATATGTACGAGTTTACCGAAAATTACAACGGTCAGGGGCTGTACTGGAACTACTTCTATCACACATGGAAAACATTTTCCATGTCGCCATTTGCAAATGCTCTTGTATTTGTTCCAGCACTACCGACTGTAACATCTGTTACTGTTTCGCCGACAGCAATTACCTGCAAAAAGGGTCAGAGCGTTCAGCTTTCTGTCGAGGTCGTGACAGAAAACTATGCGCCAAAGACGGTAAATTGGAGTTCAGATACAGACGGTGTCACCGTTGACATTCACGGTCATGTTACTGTTTCATCTTCTGTAACGGCAAAAACCGCAAAAATCACAGCAACATCAACATATGACAACACAAAGTCAGGCGAATGTACTGTTACTATTACGGAGTAAATTTTTGGATTGTGTGTCAAGCGAAAAAACTTGACACACAATCATTATTTCAAACGAGGTGATTAAATTGTATGTTGAGCCCTCAACAAATATTAAACTTCTTGCAAATGTCCCGCTTGACACGTCATATGAACACACGATTTATTTTTCATCAAGTTCTGCGCAGTCTGCTTATTTTTCGGGTCTTGCAAAACACAGTTTGACTGCTCAAACATATCAAAGAGTAAATAAAGGGACTATGCGTGTTGGCTTATCCGCAGATAGCTGCTACGATTGCAATTATCTAATGTTTCAAAATTCGGGTTTTGGTAGTAAATGGTTTTATGGGTTCATCACATCAGTAGAATATATCAACAATGCCGTAACAGAAATTGCATTTGAAATTGACGTCATGCAGACATGGTTCTTTGATTACTCTGTCGGTGAATGTTTCATCGAACGGGAACACTCTGCATCTGACGAAATAGGCGAAAATCTTGTCCCCGAAACAGTGAATGTCGGTGAGTATGTTTTTGGTAATCGGACAACAAGTGATTTAACTCTTAACTATGTCGTACAGACAACATGCGACCCGAACACATATGAAGATATACTCGGCTCAGTTTATACCATGATGGATAAGAAAATTGTTTCAGGCACTTATACATTTGAAACCGATGCAGATAGTCTTGTTAATTATTTATATGGGATCGGGCTTGACGGTCAGCATTCAGACCATCAAGCAGAACATCAAACGAAAGTCGCAAATTCGACAGTCGCCATCAACATAGCACCGACTACGATTAAAAAATTAATAACACATTCGGGTGCGATGATTTCGGGATATGCTCCACGAAATAAAAAACTATTGCAATACCCATACACATTTATTTATGTTTCAAATAATCAGGGCGGTTCAGCCGTTTATAAATTTGAATATTTTTTAAATTCTACCCCCACATTCTATGTGTGTGGTGATAGGTCAGGCGGTTCACCTGCCATTCTGTATCCGTCAAATTATAAGAATGTTGGCGAAAACACAGATGAGGCAATTACTATGTCTTCATTTCCAGCAATTTCGTTTTCATCAAATTACTATGACCAATGGCTGGCGCGCACGCAAACACAGACTTTACCAAACTTATTAAACGGCATGGTTACAAGCGTTGCAGGCGGAGCATTGACGGGAAATGTTGCTGGCGCTGTTGCTGGCGCTGGACTTAGTACACTCGGAGCAATTGCTAATTTGATGAATGAGGGCGAACAAGCGAAATTGCAAGGTTCGCAGACAAGCGGTCAAACAAGTGGCGTTATTTCGTACTGGCTCGGATTGCTTAATTTTGTCATCGCAACAAAATGTATCACGCCGCAAATTGCGCATACAATTGATGATTATTTCGATAAGTTCGGGTACGCTACACATAGAGTGAAAACACCCAACAGAAATGTTCGCCCACACTGGACTTTCACTAAAACGGTTGCATGTACTATAAAGGGCAGTGTTCCAGCCGATGATGCAAAAAAGATTTGTGAAATTTACAACAATGGCATAACTTTTTGGAAAAACGGGTCAGAGGTTGGCAATTATTCTCTTGATAATTCGGTATAAGGAAGTGAAACAAATATGCGAAAGAAGAAAAAAACATTAACTGGTGAATCAATGTTTGATAATAACCTCAGTTACATTCAGTATGTTCGCCGATTAACTGAGCTTTCAATCTCAATGTTTAAATGGACGGGACTGCCGGACACAGTTGATGAAAGATTTCTTGAACTTGCTTTATTCGGAAACGGTTCAGCAGTTTTTTTCAAAGATGATGTCATCGGTTTTCTGTGCCTCAGATGTATGCTCGGTGGTAATTTCAATGTGTATGACATTCCAACAGAGATTACCGCTTATGCCTCAAATGGCTACAACATGCATTTGACACTCGAAAACAGTGTTCCGATTTTCAATAACATGCTGCGAACAAATTCGGTTGATGATGTTACTATTTTTGCAAAACGATTGTACAATATTGACCGTACAATTGATGTTAATGTGAATGCACAAAAAACGCCCGTTCTGATTAAATGCAATGATAATCAGCGCTTATCGATGCAAAACATGTATATGCAGTATGACGGAAACACGCCTTTCATTTTTGCTAACGACAAATTCGACCAGCAAGCGTTATCTGTTTTAAAGACTGATGCGCCCTTCAACGCTCCATTGCTTTATGAACTCAAAGAAAAAATATGGAACGAGGCTTTAACTTATTTAGGTATTTCAAATATAAGCTATAATAAAAAAGAACGCCTTATATCTTCTGAGGTTATCAATAACATGGGCGGCGTGATTGCCAGCAGGTATTCAAGATTACAAATGCGGAAACAAGCATGTGAAAAAATAAATGCTATGTTCGGACTGAATGTAAATTGTGAATATCGCACCTCAGATTTCAGCGAAGGAGAGGCAGAAGATGAGTAAATATACAACGGAATTGCGCTTTATATGTGAAAATCTATGTGGCTACACAGATTCGCAAGGGCTTTCAAAAGTCGAAGAAATAATCTCAAAATCTGCACCGTTGATTTTTGATTTTGATTTTCCGATTTTTGACGAAGATTATAAAATTCCTCTTGAAAAGAAAATTCTCCGTCATTATTATTTAAGAGAAATCGGCTTTGAAACTCTCGGCGTGTGGAAATTAAAACTTAATGCTAAGCTAAATGAAATAATGCCATATTTCAATCAGCTTTATAATAGTGAACTGCTGAAATTCAATCCATTAATTGATGTTAATGTTAAGACTACTTCAAACACGGCAGGCAAGGGCAACACGGATTTTTCACAGACAGACACAAAAAACACAACCGAAACAGAAACTAAAAAAGATACTTTTTCAAGCGCAGAACATTCAGCATTTGAACTGACGAAATCAGGTGAATCAACCTCAGAGGATAAGAATGACGGAACTTTGACAAATTCTTCATCTTCTTCTAATTCGGGTTCGACCTCTGACAGCTCGACTTCTTCAAAAACCTACAACGATAATGATGAGTATTCTGACACGCCACAGGGCTCGGTTGGTAATTTGAATAATCTTACTTACCTAACTAACGCAAGACATAAGCATGGTAATTCTGAGGACACAACAACCGCAAAAGGAAGTTCATCGGGTGAACTAACTTCAACATCAACGGACACATCAAAAAACACATCAACAAGCAAAGAAACAACATCAGGAACTGAATCAACAACAGAAGATAAGACTTTTAATTCAACTGACAATGTGGATTCATCAAGAAAAGGAACTGCATCGGGTGATGTTACTTCAAACACAAACACAACTAACACGCAAGATTATGTTGAAAATATCCTCGGGAAAAGAGGTGCGCAGACTTATTCTACGATGTTAAATGAATTTAGAACGACTTTCCTAAACATTGATGCAATGATTCTTGATGAATTATCGGACCTATTTATGACGATTTATTAAAGGAGTGATTTTTATGTCAATCAACTTACCTATTCCACACACATCAGCGCCGTTTATGTTTTGGTGTCAGAAAGTTCTTCCACTTGTATATGATGATTCCCTTTCATACTATGAAGTACTTTGCAAACTTGTTACATATGTCAACGGACTGCGTGATGATGTTATTAAGCTTGGCGAAGATGTTACAGCTCTCAACAAACTTTACAATGAACTCGCAAAACTACTTGACGAATATTTCAACAAGGGTGTACAGGATTCTGTCAACAAGAAACTTGATGAAATGGCAGGCAACGGCTATTTTGATGATATACTTTCAAAATATATAACACCGTTTTTTGCCGTTAATTTTGACACAACACAAAATGCGCTTGCTTATCATTTTTCATTCGGTCAGACTGTTCATACAAGCGGTTATTATTCGGCCGGTGACGGTGGTGCATGTACCTTTCAGGTTATGCGTGATGCATCAACATCAGGAATTAAAACCGTGAACGGGCTATATTTGGTTCCGACAAATGCAAATTCAATAATCACACCTGAAATGTACGGCGCATTTGGTGACGGTGTACAAGATGATACTGTTGCATTGCAGAAAGCTATAAATCTATGTTGCATTCCCGACATTTCTGTTAATTTTTGCGGAACAAAAGGTAAAATTTATTCAATTTCCGCACCTATTGACATCAATCAGACGACAGCAACAGACAACAACGGCGTTTTTGATTTCAAAGGCGCAAAAATCCGAGCAATTGCAAAAATGCAATATTGCATTTCATACAAAACATCGGGTTATGCTGACGGTGTTCCCGTTAAACATTCAAAAGGTGTTATTAAAAATCTTGCAATTGACTGTAACAACGAACTTTCTCACACAGGTTTATACGCAATTTACACAGCAGGAAACTTGTTTGATAACATTAATGTTTACGGATGTCGCCGCGGTATATACCTTGCTGGCGGTGTTGAATCTGAAATCCGAAATTGTACCGTTCGCCGTAATGCCGAAGATGATGTTTACACAGCTTTGAAAAATGGAACTATCGTTGAGAACTTTCCGCAGACAGGCAGGGGTGAATTTCTTAACGATGATGATAAAATTAACATTGATAAAACGCAGTGCGTAGGCTTTGAAATGACAACAACTGATTCATTCATCACGAATTGCGTTTCAATTGACTGCGTGATCGGCATTAAAATTGTCGGCGGAGACAACAAGGTAGTCGGTTGTCACCCGTGGAATTCTTTCTGCGTTAATCAGATTTATTCATCTTGTTGCCTTTATGAAAGCGGTTCAGTTTTTTGCGACGGCCTAACTTGCGACAGATTTTATATAGGAATTTACCATAATTTTAACGCACCTTCATTTTATTCAAACACACTTTTCACAAATCAACCTATGACTACTCTTGCTGGGGATAGCGTCGACCTTTCTCCCGTGTCTTATTGCCTTTATCTTTCTGAAAAATATGCCACCAAATCAAACGGCGCAGATTTCAAAATGGTTAACACAAAGGTACACGGCGACAGAAATGTAAATAACACAAATATTTCAAGAATTTTAAAATGGTGTAATGTCAAATTCAACGCCGTTGACATTGACATTTTCAATTCAAATAATTTGTTTGATTTTTTTGCTCAGCTTGACACAAAAAACAATGTACAAGGTGGCATGAAATTTTCAAATGTTGATAGTTTAAATTCTGATTGCTACGCAACCGTCAAATCAGTTGCAAAAACAATTAAACTTCCTTCAATTTGCGACAATAATTTATTCACGGGTTCGGTCACATCAGGACACGCGATTCATACCATTTTTGCAAACAACTGTTCGATTACAGTTGATGATAATAAATGGGTTTCAATGACATCAGTGCCCGATACTTCAAAAACTGCGTTTATGGTGATTGGTTCAAAAGGATACGGAACTTCTGTTCCTTTTGATTTAATTCTGGGGCATACATATATTGTCAGTCTACTCTATAAATCGTTAAATAATAAGGCATTAATTTATTTGTCAAATGCAACAGACGGATTATTACCACCCTCCAATCCATTGACGCATGACGGTCAAGAGCATTTATATTTTAACATGTTCACATATAACGGAAAATTTGTGTGGTCGGCTGGATTCAATGACACGTCCGATGTTACGAATTTTTCTATTAAAGACATAAGAATCTATGACATTACAGACATTCCCCGTTATTTTCTCGAATCCACAGGTGCATATTTTAACAGAATTACTAATTTTATAGGTAATTCGATGATTTCAGTAGTCACTGATGTTCGTGATGATATTTCATTTACTGCTACGCCCTTTAAAATTGATTTCGGTGTTTCTCCTTATGTACCACAAGGTGCGCAGAACTATGACCCGATTTCTGACTATTATACAATCAGATACGACCGAAATGGAAAGCCAATGATATGGTCGCATAAGTCGTCAATTGCTCAGACAGGACATGCGACTTTAGTGTTCGATAATGTTGCGCCGCTCGATTTCAATAAAAATCGTTTCTTGTATCTTAATTCATACTTCAAAGATTATAAAAATTGCTTTGATTTTCGAGTGTATCAGAACGGCGTATTCAAATATACGATTAGTGGTTCAAATTCGGACGGCGAAATCGCACCTTCAATTTTTGATGGAAAAGTTGAATTGTTCCTCAGAAACAAAGAGCGTACAGACGGAACGCCAGCACGAGTTACTTCATTTTTTGCAAATTATGACGACAGTGCTGATTCACCGATTTTTGACAACAAGCAAATGTCAGTGATTTATAAAAACGGTGGGCTTTATCCAATCCTTAAAGGTTCGGGAGAAGATGAAGATTATATGCGTGAACTTCCGACAATTGCATATGAAATTGATGTAATTCTTTAAAATCAAAAGGAGCAGAATTTTTTCTGCTCCTTATTTTTTGCTACTCAATATTTTTGAATATTTCAAGTTCAAGTTTATAATCTTCGCCATATTCGCTCTTGTATTTTCTGCGATATAAATTTTCATATTCCGTGAAAAAGTCCTGATATGATGCAAATTCAAATTCATTTTTCATTGCGTCAAGCAATTCATCGCTCATAAATTTTCTTGCGTCTGAATATTTAACTGGTCTTCCTTTTGAACTAAACACATAACCGTCTACCATGCTGACATCTGCGTATAGCGGTTGAAATTTTCCGTGTTTAACAAGTTCGTAATTTGTATCATCTTCATCACTTGTCAATAGTCGCAAGTATATTAAATCTGCAATAATTTTATTGTTGCATTTTACTGTTCTGCATGTTTGAACATTTGATTTGTAGATTTCCACAGCTGTTTCAAAGTTTTCTACCTTTGCAATTGTGTGTCGCTTATACCATGTAGGATTTTTGTTATTTAAAATTTTTAAAAGTATTTGATCTGGCATCAAATACGGCTTATTTGTATTGATTGCTATTCCTCTGATTATTTCAATAGAATATCCGACATGCATTTTTAATTCCTCACTTTCAACTTTTTGTCATTAAATAATTTCTGCGCCCTTTATGTCATTAAAAGTCACATTTGGATTTTCTGTTCCGAGTGTATAATCACTGCTCCCATCATCAATAAACTTTACTTCTGAAAGTCCGATGCATGAATTATATTCACGGAAAGCACGAACAACTTCATATATTCCAGTGTAATCGCAAATCAATGTGCCTACTTTAAGATTTTTGAAATCGGTAAATGTTCTGATTTTCATAATTTTTTCGCCTCCTTTTATTGCTTGCTCATAAATGAATGTGAGCTTCGCAATATTAAACCACACACATGTATGAAATCGTTCATGCTTAACTCTGCGGTATGCTCAATAATATCAGTTGCGATTTCAACAAGATCATCGCTTGTAATATCTTCTTTTCTTGCCATGTCAAGCATTTTCATATATTCTATGATGTCACCCGTGTTATACCAATTGTGCTCAACGCATATAGCTTTCAGTGAGTATGGTGACAATTTTCTAACAATCTTATATTCGTATTTCATTTTATTTTCCTCGTTCTTTCTGCAATCTTGTAGGTGTTGCGTTCC